TCATTCGCCAAGACCAAATCGAGGGAGGTATGGTCGGTCAGTACAACGCAAGCATCACCCAACGCTTGAACTCCTTGGTCGATAAGCAAGAGAATCAGGTGTTCATTGAGCAATGGATTGAGGAAGATGAATGAAGGTCATAAACACCACCGCCAAGCGGAAGATTGAATCGCTGACCCAACGCAAGAGGGTCATCCAAGGAGGGACATCGGCATCCAAGACCTTCAGTATCCTTTGCGTTTTAATCAAACAGGCTTGCAGGAAAAAGACCGAAATCAGCATCGTAGGGGAAACCGTTCCTCACCTTCGGAGGGGTGCGATTCGGGACTTCATTAAGATAATGATTGCGAAGGGCATCTTCGTTCCGGCAAGGTGGAACAAGACCCTGCTGACCTACCAGTTCGCTAACCGTAGCACCATCGAGTTCTTTTCTGCTGACCAAGAGGCAAGGCTCCGGGGTGCAAGAAGGCAGGTCCTGTTCATTAACGAGGCGAACAACATTGACTTTGAATCCTACTACCAACTCGCCATCCGTACCAGCGAGGCCATCTACATCGACTTCAACCCGACCCATGAATTTTGGGCGCATACGGAGGTCCTGCCCGAACAGGATGCAGAACTGATAATCCTTACCTACAACGACAACGAGGCCCTGCCTGACACCATCCGCAAGGACATCGAACTGAACCGCACCAAAGCCGAAACGTCAGCCTATTGGGCGAACTGGTGGAAGGTGTACGGCCTCGGCCAAGTAGGAACGCTCCAAGGAGCCATCTACGAGGACTTCGAGGTCGTGGAAGGTATAGATGTCAGCCGTGCGAAATTCGTCGCCCTAGGGCTTGACTGGGGCTTTAGCAACGACCCTACGGCCTTGGTCGCTATCTACCGGCAAGGGGACTGCCTGCTGATTCAGGAACTGCTCTACGCTACGGGGCTGACCAACCAAGACATCGCAGACAAACTGCGGTCCTTGGGCATCACAAGGGCTTGGGAGATAGTGGCCGATTCAGCAGAACCCAAGAGCATCGAAGAAATCTACCGTCTTGGCTTTAACATCAAGCCAGCGGAGAAAGGCCCCGATTCGGTTAGGAACGGCATCGACATCCTGAAACGCTACAAGTTGCAGGTTACCAAGGATAGCACAAACCTCATCAAAGAACTGCGGTCCTATACTTGGGCGACCGATAAGGAGGGCAAGAACACGGGGGTTCCGATTGATTCCTTCAACCACGCCTGTGATGCGATGCGTTATGTGGCTCTCAACAAGTTAAGGGTCAGCAACGCAGGGAAGTACGTTGTGGTTTAACTTTGCGGTATGAAGAACAGGAAACCCGACAACCATATCATTGTTTTTACAGGAGATTTGGGGACAAGAACCTTGATAGATGGGGCGTACGATTTAGCCCAACGTCTTGGATATAGCCGAAGCCAAACCCATTTGCTGAATTACGATTACAATCCAACCTTACACGAAAGAATACCAAAAAAATATAGGTTGCCATACGGTAATCCTGACGATTGGTTTATTAAGCAATTCGTGGATAAAGGCTATATCGTACAAGTTGAACCATCTTTCGCATGAACCTCGAACAAATCCTTGACCTGCTCATATCCATCGGCAAGGTCGCTGCGTCCGTATTCCTCATCCTGACCCTCCTAACCCTGCTGCTCCAATGAAAGTCGTCCACTACTACCACATCTACTGCGGGGGCAACTGGCAGTTGATACTCAATCAACACATGATGGCGGTCTGCAACTACGGCCTCATCAACGTCCTCGATGAGATTCGTGTCGGCATTGTCGGTCCACCCGAACAACGGAAAGCGGTCAAGGAGGTGCTTGAGAACTCGATGGTGGCCGATAAGGTTAAGGTCGTGGTAACCCGGACTAATGCATGGGAGCAGGCGACTCTGACCGAGATGTACCGGGCAAGCCAAGATGAAGAAGCCGTGTACCTTTACGCTCATACCAAGGGGGCTGCGAATCCATCCTTGACAACCCAACTATGGGGCAGGTCGATGTTGTTCTTTAACGTGGTGGCTTGGGAGCGGTCCCTTCAAATGCTGGAGCAGGTCGATGCCGTCGGATGTCATTGGATTACCAAGGAGCAGTTCCCTCACATGGCTGACCAAAACAACCCCGAAGGCTATCCCTACTTTGGAGGCAACTTTTGGTGGGCCAAGTCCGAGCATATCAGGCAACTGGGCGAACCTGCAAGGGACCACCGATTCCGAGCGGAAACTTGGGTTGGCAAGAAACCCGACACCAAGGTCTTTGATTCCAACCCCGGCTGGCCTTCGCCTGAAAAATTCGTTGTAACTTTTTGATATGAAACTACTCGCAAACATCGCCTACCATCACAACCCCGAAAGGATGCCGAACCTCATTCGGGTCATCGAGGCCATTAAGTCCTACCCGGTACAAGCCGACATCTTTGTGGACACCAACGACCCCGAAGTGGTGGGGATGCTTGCGGACCAACCCGTAACGGTTCACGCTCACACGCAACTCTCACACCCTTGGATGCTGACTGCGGTCCATAGGACTCGCATCAAGGAAACCTACAAGTACTTTGACTGGGTGGCCTACTTTGAGGACGACATGATGCTGCCCAAGGAGGGCTTTGTAAACTTCACCGAGCAGTTTGATTCAATGTTTACCGATGGCTTGTACCCATCCTTCACTCGCATTGAAACCTACGAGGACAAGGAAGGGGAATGCACTCCCGATGTGAACGAGGTTCTGCCCAGTTCGGTTTGGTGTCAGTACAACGGCAAGGACTATGTGAGCCTGCCCTTCTTCATCAATTACCACGCTTTTTGGATGTTCAGCACCAAGAGGCTCAAGGAGGTCTTGACCCGTAACCCCGAAGAACTTGACAAAATCCCGAACAACGGCCTATTCAGGGAGAGCCTTGCGTCCTTCCCGATTTGGTCGCTTGGCTTGAAGCCGATGCTGGAGTTCACGGAGCAGGGCGAACTTGCGGAGCATTGCAAGGTGTTCCACCTAACAAACAATTACAAACACGGAAGCACCAACATTAAAACCCTCTTTAAGCGATGAAACAACTTGACGCTCTACGCAACACGCCTCGGATGTACTTCTTGCCGATTGATTACCATTCGGGCAACAACCGGGTGGATGGCCTCATTGACCTTTGCCGAAAGTACCTCAAGCCAACGGACAAATGCGTGGAGGTCGGTTCCTTTTCGGGGGTGAGCAGTCAGGTCATCGCCCTGCATTGCGGAGATTTGCATTGCGTTGATACATGGGACTTCGGTGGCACGATGCCAGCCGAGCAGATGTTCGACCTGATGCACCCGAATTACCCCAACATCGCAAAGGTTAAGATGACCAGCGTTGAGGCATCCAAGCAATATGCCGATGGCTCTCTTGATTTCGTTTACATTGACGCTGACCATTCCTATGCCTCGGTCCTTGCAGACATCAACGCTTGGAAGCCCAAGGTCAAGCCGGGCAGTTACATCGCAGGCCATGATTCCTATATGCCCGAAGTTTTGCAAGCAGTTAGGGACTGCCTTGGTGAACCGATAGAAATTTTTGCAGACACCTCTTGGATTGTAAGGCTATGAAACTCCAAGACCTCACCATCGACCAGTTCCAACGCATCGGAGCCATTGAGTTCTCAAGTGTGTTGGGCGATTACGACAAGCGTATAGGCGTTGTTTCAATCGTTGAGGGGGTAGATGTATCGCTCGTCAGAGAAATGCCCGCCAAGGCCGTCCTAAAGCGTTACAAGGCCATCGTGAGCGAGTGGAACGCCCTGCCTGCCTTGGGTTACAAGCGAAAGTTTAAAGCAGGGGGCAAGTGGTGGATTCCGACCGTGTTCACGGATGAGTTGACCGCTGGGCAGTTGATTGAGTTAATGGACATCAACACCACCGATGAAAAGCAACTCCTGCAGAACCTTCACCGCATCATGGCGTCGTTGTCAAGGGAGGGCGGTTTCATGGGTTGGTTTCCCAAGAAGTACGATGGTGCTGCTCATGCCGAGCGAGCAGAGTTGTTCAAAAAACACGCCAAGGTCGGGGACGTTTGGGGCGTTGTCAGTTTTTTTTTGCTAAGTTCCGAAAGTTACTTGAAAGTTTTGACCGACTATTCCAAGCACCTGATGACGAAGGCCGAGGGGTTGACGTAAGTCCCCTTGCAGGGTATGGTTGGCTGATGGTCGTATGGAGGATGGCTAACAAGGACGTGCTGAAATTCGATGCCATCTTTGCGATGAAGGCGGTGGAGTTCCTGAACTACGCATTATTGATTCACGATATTTTGGAAGCCGAGAGGATGGAAGCGGAGAGGGCGAGGCGCAGATAGACACTATCCAGCACGGGGTACATTTACCCGTATGGAAACAACCATACTTGCGAATGGACAACCCGTAAACAAGTTCGGCAGCGGTTCGATGAAAGGCATCGACCAAACCGCTCTTGAGGGCATTGGTTCAATCGTAGGACCCAAGGGTGGAGGCAAGTCGCCAGCCCACGATGTCTTGGTCAAGTGGGTCGCAAGGGTCATTGAACTTGCGAAGAAGAACCTCGAAGCAGCCAACGCCAACGCAGGGGGAACACTATCCGCATCCATCGCCCCCGAAGATATCGAACTTTCCGCAAAGCAAATCGTGGTGGCTATCATGGCGAACCCCTATTGGAAGTACGTTGACCAAGGGGTTCACGGGAGGTCGTCAAGTTACTTGTCCGCAAGAGGGTCAAAGTTCCGCTACGATAAGAAGATTCCACCACCCCAAGCCATAGCGGACTGGATTGCAAATAAGGGCATTCCTGTTGTTCCGACCTATTCACGCAAACTTGAGCGAATGCGGACAAAGCAGGAGCAGGGATTGGTCATGGGTAGGTCTATCGCCTTTGCTATCCGTGAGCG